AATTCGATTAAGCTGCAAAGACCAAAAAAGAATGTCTTTGACCTCACCCATGACGTAAAGTTATCAGCAGAAATGGGCAATTTAACTCCAATTTTAACATTGGAATGTGTACCAGGTGACAAATTTGATTTAGGATGCGAAAGTCTTATAAGATTTGCACCAATGATTGCACCTGTTATGCATAGAATGGATGTAAGTATGCATTATTTCTTTGTACCCAATCGTATTTTATGGTCGAATTGGGAGAAATTTATTACAGGAAATGATGAAGTAGTATCACCTTATATTCCTTATTCAGGAGATTTTGCAGGCAATGCAACATTAGATGCTGCAAAAACAATTAAATTTTTAGATTATTTAGGTGTACCACCAAATGACGGAGGAACTACACAAAATATTAGTGCTTTACCAGCAGCTGCATATCAATGTATATATAATGAATATTACAGAGATCAAAATTTGATTGCTCCAGTAGATTATAAATTAGAAGATGGTAATGTATTTACATCATCAGCACGTTTAGCAGAATTAACAACATTACGTAAAAGAGCATGGGAACATGATTACTTTACAGCATCATTACCATTTGCACAAAAAGGTGCAGCGGTAGATATTCCATTAGGAACAATTTCAACACCATGGACTCAAATAGCTGGTAAGTCTAGTACTGGACCTAATACTGACGTTGCAACAACTGCAGGTTCAAATTATTATCCAATAGATGGTGGTGTTCCATCGCCTTTAACTCCTGGTTTATATGTACCACAACAAGAAGCAGAAGTAGAACCAACAACAATTAACGATTTACGTAGAGCATTTAGACTTCAGGAATGGTTAGAGAAAAACGCAAGAGGTGGTACTCGTTACATTGAAAGTATTTTAACACACTTTGGTGTTAAATCATCAGACAAACGTTTACAAAGACCTGAATATATTACAGGCGTAAAATCACCAGTAGTAATTAGTGAAATAGTAAATACAACAGGACAAGATGGTGGATTAGCACAAGGTAACATGGCAGGACATGGTATTAGTGTTACATCAGGTCGTTCAGGTTCATACTATTGCGAAGAACATGGATATATTATCGGAGTAATGTCAGTTATGCCAAAAACATGTTATCAACAAGGTATTCCCAAAACATTTCTTAAAAATGATAATTTAGATTATTTCTGGCCATCATTTGCTCATATTGGTGAACAAGCAGTAACAAATAATGAAATATATGCTTATACATCAGTAGCAGAAGAAACATTTGGATATGTACCACGTTATGCAGAATATAAGTATATGCCATCAAGAGTAGCAGGAGAATTTAGAGAAACTTTAGATTTTTGGCACTTAGGTAGAAAATTTGATACACAACCAGCTTTAAGCGGACAATTTGTAAGTTGTGACCCAACAAAACGCATATTTGCGGTATTAGAAGGACCAGGTTCAGAAGCAACAGATAGTTTATACTGTCATGTATTAAACAAAATTAAAGCAGTAAGACCAATGCCTAAATTTGGTACCCCAATGTTTTAACCATGAGCAGTAGGTGTATAACTCCTTTCTATAAGAAAGAACAAATAAGAGGAGAACATATACCATTTCCTTGTGGAAAATGCCCCCCATGTAAGAAAAGAAGGACTTCAGGTTGGTCTTTTCGATTAGTTAAAGAAGGAGAGCGGAGTCTATCCGCTCTCTTTATCACTTTAACCTATGATACAGAATACGTTCCAATAACATCGAATGGTTATATGACTTTAGATCTAAAAGATTTACAAAAATTTTTTAAACGTTTAAGAAAATTATCAGATGAAAAACTTAAATATTACGCGGTTGGAGAGTATGGGAGTACCAAAAAACGTCCTCATTATCATATCATTCTTTTTAACGCTAATAAAGAACATATTGCAAGGGCTTGGGCTCTTAATAATAAGTCTATTGGTACTTATCATATTGGTAATGTTAGTGCTGCCTCTATTGGTTATACCCTCAAATACATGAGTAAAAAATCTCAAATTCCAATGCATCAAAATGATGATAGAAAAAAGGAATTTAGTGTAATGTCAAAAGGTTTAGGCAGCAATTACATAACTGAAGCCATGATAAAATGGCATAAAAACAATTTGGAACAACGAATGTATGTTCCTATTGAAGATGGAAAAAAGATAGCCATGCCTCGATATTATAAGGATAAAATGTATAATGAGGAAGAAAAGGATAAAATAGCTAAATACATGGTTAAAATTAGCGAAGAATTAGATTTAAAAATATCAAAAGAATTCAGCAGTTTTACTGAACAGGAAAAAGTAATATCTGAAAGACATATTTTTGCATTTAAAAAAATGGAAAAATTAGCTGAATTAGAAAGAAAAACAAATAATTTATGAAAGTTAGAAACATGTTTAATGCTCATGAATATAAAGACAATGAAGTCTTTACTGAACCTTCACAAACGGTTCCAGACCAAGCATTAACTATAAGAGAAATATTAAAAAGATACGCAAGTGGTCAACCACTTGGAGGAAGTCAAGAACCAATTTACGAAGGAGATGAAGGCGATGGTATAGACCCTCGCAGACTCGATTTAGCAGAAAGGCAAGAACTTGAGATAGCTGCTCGTCAAGAACTTGCTGAAATCGAAAAGCGATTAAAGAGCACAACAATAACAACCGAACAAAGGTTGACTAAAGAACAGATTGAAGATATTCAATCACAAGATGTTGAAAACATCGATTAAAAAGAAATATGGCTGTGCAAGTTTACTTGCATGGCCGTATTTATTAAGACAAGCGTAGCGCGTCAGTAATAAACACTAATACTACTTGATATATTAGTGTTTATTGACACTAAAAGAGTAACTTTGGAAAGTGAAAGAGGCGGAGGAAGTATGACGCACAACAATTGAACATAACAAAAAAACGATAAGTGTCACAAAAAAAACAAAAAAAACGAATATTATGAGTATATGGAGTAGCCTAGCAACTTGGGCAAAAAGTGGAGCACCAAGTAGCCAATCAGTATTAAATACTGGATTAACAATGTTAACAAACTATAGAAACAGACAAAATGCTTTAGCAGACCAAAAAGCGTTAAACGCTTATAATTCACCTGCACAACAGATGCAGAGATTTAAGGAAGCGGGACTTAACCCGAACCTTATATATAAACAAACAAATGAAGGAGCAGCAGTACGAAGTTCAGACGCAATAGCACCAAAAATTGATGAAACTCAATTAGATGTATTAGGTAAAACTAATAACATAGCAGTACAAAAGCTTAATTTAGAATCAATGAAATTAAGAAATCAAAATCAGCAGTTGCAAAACGAAGTTTTAGCAGCACAATTACCTGATTTAAAACAAAAGCCTTTCTTTCAAAATCAACAATCACAAGCAGCATATGACAATTTAATTGAGCAAGTAAATTTAAAGCGATTAGAAAGAAGTGCATATCCAATAAAAACTGATATATTATCAGGACAATTAAAAGCACTAACAACGAATAATGCTTATTTAAATACTACATTAATGCAGAAATATGACATTAATGAGTTAATAAAAAAGAATATGGACGCAATTATTCAAGGAAAAGTAATGGAAAATGATTTACAAAAAATGGATATTGACGTAAGAAAAGAATTAAACGAAATTGTAGATGGTTTAGGTAGTAGTGTAGGTGGAAAAATTATGGAATTTTTAGGAAAAGCAGCATTAATGTATATGGGTAAAGCAACACCATCTAAACCTCAATATGTACCAAAAAAACCTAATTAATGAGATTATATACACAAGACCAATTATTAAGATTAATAAAGTTGTATAATACAGCTGATGAATCAGAAAAAAAGCTATTAAAACCATATTGTGACCAAGCAATATTTAAATATTTTAATCACAAACTAAAAACAAAAAAATGCGAAGACGAAACTCATATCGCCGCTCATCTAGAAAGCGCGGTTATGGCAAGCGTAAAGTAAGCCGTTCATACTATGTATCCCGCGGCGGAATTAGACTATAACAAAAGGGGGTTAGTCACCCCTAACTTTTAAAATTAAAAACAAAAAACATGAAGCCGAATTTATTTAATTCGATTAAGCTGCAAAGACCAAAAAAGAATGTCTTTGACCTCACCCATGACGTAAAGTTATCAGCAGAAATGGGCAATTTAACTCCAATTTTAACATTGGAATGTGTACCGGGAGATAAGTTTGAATTAGGTTGTGAAAGTCTTATAAGGTTTGCACCTATGATAGCACCTGTTATGCATAGAATGGATGTAAGTATGCACTATTTCTTTGTACCCAATCGTATTTTATGGGCTAATTGGGAAAAATTTATTACAGGTAATGATGAAGTAGTAGCGCCATTCATTGATTATGGAAAAAACACTTTTTATGATCAACGTTCAAAATTTATAGATTATATGGGTGTTCCTCCCATTCCTACAGGAGGTAGTGCTCAAAAAATTAGTGCTTTACCTTTCGCTGCATATCAGTCTATATATAATGAATATTATCGTGACCAAAATTTAATTGCACCTGTAGACTATAAACTTATAGATGGTGACCAATTTGACGGTACCACAACGCGTTTAGAACAATTATTACAATTACGTAAAAGAGCATGGGAACATGATTATTTTACAGCTTCATTACCTTTTGCTCAAAAAGGTGCTGCGGTAGATATACCACTTGGAACAATGTCAACTCCATGGACACAAATAGCCGGTAAGTCTAGTACAGGGCCTAATACCGATGTTGCTACAACTGCAGGTACAAATTATTATCCTATTGATGGAGGTGTACCATCACCTTTAACACCCGGTTTATATATGCCACAACAAGATGTTGAAGTTGAACCTACAACAATTAATGATTTACGTAGAGCATTTAGGTTGCAAGAATGGTTAGAAAAAAATGCAAGAGGTGGTACTCGTTATATTGAAAGTATTTTAACACATTTTGGTGTTAAATCTTCAGATAAAAGATTACAAAGACCTGAATATATTACCGGTGTAAAATCTCCTGTAGTTATTAGCGAAATAGTTAATACAACCGGTCAGGAAGGTGGATTAGCACAAGGTAACATGGCAGGTCATGGTATTTCAGTATCATCAGGTCGTTCAGGTTCTTATTATTGTGAAGAACATGGATATATTATTGGTATTATGTCAGTTATGCCTAAAACTGCTTATCAACAAGGCATTCCTAAAACATTTCTTAAAAATGATAATTTAGATTATTATTGGCCATCATTTGCTCATATTGGTGAACAAGCTGTAACTAATAATGAAATTTATGCATATACACCACAAGCAGAGGAAACATTTGGATATGTTCCT